ACCCTTCGATAGACTTGTTAATGGATACTAGTCTTCGTTTGCCAACTTAGCAAAGTAAGACATTGTATCATCATCATCCGTAGATGAGACCACCTCTTCTTTAGTGATAGGTGGAACAGTTTCGTAAGTAGGTGCAGGTGCAGGTTCATTCATCTGCATTTCCTCTTTCATAGTAGGAGCACCCATACTTGATTCTTCACCAAGAACACGCATCAACTTTGCTTTGAGTTCATCGTATGATTTGTAGTTCTTCGGATCAGTGAACTCCGAAATATCATGGAGTTGATTTACTAGTGGTTCTAGTTTAGAATCTTCCCCACCATAAAGTTCAGACGGACTTGCAAACTCTGATTTATCATAGTTGCGATATCCCTCAACGTTACGGATCTTCAATTTGAAGTCAGCACCACCCCACATATCAAATGGGTTTACTGGTGTTTCGTCTGCAAACTCTGGTTGCATTGCATCCATGATTTTATCATAGATCTTTTTACCAAACTTATACAACATCACCTTACCCTCGTTCTGAGGATTACCAGGATCTTGAAGTACAAGAACGTTTGTTACGTAGTGTAGTCTACGCTTCTGCCTACGTGCAGTTTCTTTATCTGCATCGATACCAGAATTCCATAGACGTGAGTTCAACTCACCAACTGGATCTTGTTGACCAATTGATGTTAGTGAGTTTTCGATATACCACTGACCAGTAGGTCCTTTGAACCCATGATCCCAATAACGAACCCAAGGGATTTCATCCGAGTTCTTCGCAGGAAGAAAGCGTAACACTGCATAACCATTCCCTGCCTTATCGACAGTTGGTTTCCAGATACGGTCATCACCGTATGATTTCTTTTCTGAGGTTCCCTCGGTTGCTTCTGCCGCTTGGAGAAGTTTTGAGATTTGATCGCGGTTGCGTTTTAGATTTTCTAATGACATCGTATTGTCCTTATTGCTGAAGTTTTACTGAATTATTATAACACATATTTACTGTAATGTCTAGTATTTATCATTCAAAAAATGCTGAGTCTATTGTACTTACCTTTGGTAGAAAGTTCAAAGCAGTTGCTTCTGCCTCTAACTTACCTTTGATAATTGGGGAAACAAACTTGTGAACATCCTCTGGTTCTATATTGTTATCTTCACAAAGCAGAAGGATTGCTTCCATATACCCAATATCTTTATCATAAACTGTTTCTTCTACTAGACTTGAAAAAGTCTTCTTGGTTAGAAATTGTTCTTCTACAGTTGACATTATTACCCTTCCTATAATCTCTCTAATACCATGAAGTATGAATGATATACTCTGGCATGTTTCTGTTTTCTTTTCTTCTCTCCCTGCTTATCAGGGATAGACATTCTATGCTTCGCACCAAGTATAAAAAGATCCTTCAACCTAAACCAAGGTTGCATCCAGTTACTAACGTTGATGTGAGTCGAGTGCATTCTATGGTTATGGATAATGTCCTGACATTTAAAAACCATGATGCCCTTCTTGCTTAAAACTCTTGCACACTCTTTTAGTGTGTCTTTGTAATGTTCTTCCAATTCGTTGTATGCCCAGTAACCACCGAAACGTTTTGCCATTACCATATTACCATTACCACTCCTACCGCTTTTCACATAGGTAAGGAATGGTGGATCAAATACAACAGAAGATAAAGAACCATCCTCGACTGGTAGATCAACACTGCTTGCTTGCACTGTGTCTTCGGTCTGAGGATCTATGTCGAATTTCATTTTTGGTTGTGGCAACTTTTTATAGAAACCACCATTCGCATATGTTATGTCGGCATCGAAAGAATCGATGCCGTTTAACTCCATAATATTTTCCATTATAGTATGTTGATCATACTCTAGTGATCTAATCAAGCGAACTCCTCTTGTCCAGTGTACACTGTTCCTATATCATTATAGAAAACTCCGTAGGATCTTTTTGCCATCCCATCAGCATCATAGGCAGGTGCAACACACCGCCACTTGATTCGATGCTCACCCATCTCACCATAGAAATCGTCAACATAGTCACCACTTCGTAAGTAAGTCTCTAGGTTTCGAATGTATGCTTGGTGATTTGCAACACGTGACTCCGCACCCTTTTCTTTCCTTCGTAAGGATTGACGTGCAGATGATAACAACTCCTTCTGAGTTTTGATCCAACCTTGAACCTTTCGAAAGTAAAAGGGATCGTCCTCACCTCGTTCAAGAACAGACGGTGCAATGTTTTTATACTGAGGTGGATTCTCCTTCAGTCTTTTCTCACGTGCTTTGGCAAGTCGTTCACTTGCCGCTTGCCGTTGTTCTGGTGTCATTTTACGTTTTGCCATAAATGTAATTCCTCTCTAATCACATAACCAAGAAAGTTGCATTTCAACTTCTTCTTCATATTTTGCCTTACGTTCTTTCCACTTCTTCTGGATGTGTTCAAAGGCAGTGTACCACATCTGAGTTCCTTCAAGACCATCTAGTTGTTCTAGGTCTTCACAAATTTCAATTACGTCCATTACAAATCTCCTCACAAATTAATAATACCACAAAACGAAATGAATGTCAAGAGGTAAGTACATACCCCTTGTTCCATTTACCGACATTGATGTCGTTATACCAAGCAACGTCAAAGTAATCAGTCATGATGTCTGACTTGTTGTACCAACCAGTACCTTGACCTGACATTGCCGCAATCAATTCTTTGAAGAAGTTTGCGATCTTGGTCTCACCAATATCTTCCATCCATCGTTCAACCCAATAAACATTGACCTGCATGTTGTCGCCTACGTCATGGGCAGGTACGTCTCGCATCCTTGCATATTCATCATTGTGCTTTTGGAAAGCACTCATGAAGTCCAACTTACCAGAAGTAATATTGACAACTAAACTAGAATGATGTCGAACTGCGATAGAACCTTTCACACCATACTTTTTAAGAACCGCCTTGATTCCCCCTGATAACTCTTTCTTCTTTTCTTGACTCATATATGCCATAATGTAAAATCCTCTCTTATTACAAAATCAGTATGGCATAAAAACAAATCAATGTCAACCCCAATATAGAGTTTTTTTTATTTTATTTAATTTTTTATTAATGTGTGGTATTTTTATCACACCGCAAATGACTCTCCGCATCCACAAGATGCAGTAGCGTTTGGATTTACTACCTTTAAATAAGAACCACCAAGTTCTTCGACATAGTCAACAGTACAACCAAATACAAACATTTCTGCTAACGGATCTAACCAGAGATTAGCAACCGTAGGTTTTGCATCTGTTACACCCCACTCGTATTGGAACCCAGAACAACCACCGCCCTTAACAGTCAGTGATACGTTTGGATCTCCTACTTTAGCAAGATACTCTTTTGCTCTTTCTGTGACTTCTATCATACATCTATTTATCAGTTCTGAAGTAGTAATAGGCATCGTCCATGCGAGTTCCTTTAATATCTTTTAGTGCATCGTCCAGAACTTTTTTCTTCATATCATCAAACTCTACAGGAACAGTATCTCCAACTTTATCGTTGACAATACCTCTTGCCAGATCCTGTATCTGTTCCAGTAAATGTTTGCAAGCATCATGATCATAATCTTTTCTTGATTGACCTGAGTATTGATTTCTAACTCTGTTTGCCTTTACAGCAAGATCTCGCATTGCATCTATTCGTTGAATAAGTTGATCAATAGAATGGTTCATCTTCTCATACGTGCGATTGCTTTCGCATCCCTATCATTGGTTACTGGTACTGCATTGCTCTTGTGCATTGTAGCAATACCCTTGATGAGGTCACCAGTATATTTCTGTGCCTCTTTCTTAGATCCATTACTACAAATGACATCACTGGTTGGTACAGTCTCTTTGCATTTGTATTCTGGTATCTCAGATCTCCACGTGGATTTCTTACCAGTCACTCCCATCTTTTTTAGGAATGCCTCGTGTTCATCCTGTGCTTTCTTCCACCCTGCTTTTCTTTTCACCTTAGATCTTCCATGGACTTGTACCCCACGGATCATATGCATACTCATTTCTTTCCTCTCTTTTTTAATTTAAATAAATAAATGTGCTTACCAGTAGTCTCTACATATTTTGCTTCTCCAGACTCTAAAGCATCCCTCACTTTCTGAGCATACGGTTTTAACTTCTTTACTCCATACTTATCTGTATAATAAGTTCGAATAGTTTTATCGTGATAATGTTTTCCGTTGAAGTCTATGACTCGACCATTGGCAGTCATACCATGATACTCGAAATTGGTTGCTTGATAAATTGTCCCAGTGTGGTTGTAATTTGAATCAGCATAAGAGACAACAACTTTGTAGTCGGTATTCTTTTTCAACCAACGCAAAGTCTGTCCGATAAAATAACTTTCTGTATTCTTGGGTGTATCGTCAATACAGCAAAGTCTTCGAAGTTCGACAACATCACTTTCGACTTCACCGTATTTCTTCCAGACACTTGCCATGGCAAGACCACCATAGATCATTGCACCAATCAAAGTATCTCCGAATGGATTCTCATCGTCTTCTTTGTACAACCCAAAGACATGGGTAATACGTAAACCATTTACGTTTTCAGAGTAGTGCCACTGTTCGATAAATGGTCTGACCTCTTGGATAGTCGTAGGTCTAACGATGTAATCCTTCACACTCATATTCTGAGTTTACCATAATTTTAAATCAATGTCAAGTTTTATATTCGATACTCTTCCATGTTGAATGCAGATCCAGTCAGAGTATTATAGTCTGCTTCGAAGTTTGACCAGACCAGTGCCTCTGGTGTTTCATAAAGCATATCGCAATCTTTACAATAATCGATAGAATCGAAATCGTGCATTTCATGTGCTTTTCTTAATTTATTATATTCGTCACCATACCAGACTTGTTCGATAGATTGGTGAGACAAGTGACCAAGAACTGCTTTACTGTCTTGACCTAAAACCATACAGCAAGGAACAACTGCACCCTGCATATCTCCGATACCACCTGCCCTCACAATAAGATCTGGGGAAAAAGGTCTACCACAACTTCTCTTTCTTTTTCCGATTCTCCAGTCAACATCAAGTTGACCAGACCAGTTGTGCATTTTCCAGATAGATGCTTTTACATTTGGCACGTGATCAATCCAGTTGGTAATGTATTCATTCACCTCATAATCTATATTGTCATTATCAAGAATTAAATGATATGAACCAATGTCAGCACCATACCCAATAGCATCATTAGCATTATCCATAACTTCGTAAAAAGCATTCTTACTCATTTCCTTTTCATATAATTCTGGATTGTATCCAGTTACTGAGAACCGAGCAAAATGCATTCCTGCATCCACAGTCCTCTTCATCAAATCATCTTTGAACCAGAAACCATTTGTAATAAATGACATCTTGAAACCACGATCAGTTCCTGCCTTGACAAAGTCTGGCAGTTTTTTATTCATAGTCGGTTCCCCAGATCCTTCTAGGTAGATCTCCTCACATTCCGAATCCTGCAATTGATCTAGGACTTCCAGAAACATCTGGTAGTTCATCATTCGCTTGAAAGACTTTTCCCTACCATCTGGAAACGAGTGTGGACAGAACTTACAAGTATAATTGCAAGAACCGCAAATCTCGATTACTGCTTTCTTTATTGGTAAGATAATCTTTTCTCCATGTCTTCGAATGCTTTGTATATATCTGCTTTGTCTTCTATCCAT